CTGCGAGGTGTTTATGCTTGAGTATAGACTTGATTGCGTCGTTTAAGCTGTTCGTATAGTCCATCGTCATGTCGGTGCGTACCCAGAATGGGTGGCTATTCTCTGGTGATGGCTCGTAGTAGAGTTTGTAAGAACTCGTACCACTTCTCTGTATAGTGACGCTTAGCGTAGGTGTCATCTCTTCGAGAGATACTTCCTTAGTCTGAGTGCAGTTGCATGTCGGACAAGTCTCGCGTCTAGTAATCGTTGTTATATTCATTGTGTTCTCCACAAGTTGTTCTCGGGGCCCTGCCGAGAGGGTTATACTATTTTGGGCTTTGCCCAAATTTAGCGATGAAATCGTGTTCTCGCAAGGACTTTATTGGAGCGCGTCCTTTATCCTCTATTATCTTGCCTGGCGAGGCGGCGCGAGGCGACTAGATTTGCGTAAGCAATGTCGCCGAGCGAATATCTTGCCAAGTGAAAATCTTAGTCTGTTATCTAGCCAAGGGTGTGGGTAAAAAATGAAATCTATTATCGTGCCAAGCGCTATTCTATTATCTAGCCAAGCCGGTTGGGTTTGAGGTGTACTGTTGGCGCTGTTTTTTTCTCTCTAAATAATCCTTGCACTTCTCGTTATTTATAGCGAAATTCTTGTATGCGCGAAGCGATACATACTAATTATTTAAACAAAGAAAGCGAAGTTCTCGTGAAAGGAGTAAACACGATGGCTAAACGAATAACTATTGAAACTCAACAAGAGTTCGACGAGTTATTTTCTCAAGTAGTTCCTGCGTCTATGTCTGAAACCGAGTTTCATTTGAAATTTAGGTTAAAGGGTAGCGCCGGAGGTACTAAGTCAGAAGTGATGTCTGCTTATCCAAAAGAGTGGGAAAAGTTAGAAGCGCAAGTTTCTACTATTAATTCCTTACTCATTAGCGATGAGGTACGCGACAATGCCGGCGATGCCGTTCTCGTTCGTGTTATGGTATCTAAATACGATAACGCGACAAGTTCGGAGAAGTCCGCATTTAATCGCGTGTTGAAATCACACGACAAGAGAAAATAATTAGTTGACTTTGTCGCTTCGCGCACTTAGTTCTTGTGGGGCTCAGAACTCGGGGGTTCTTCTCTGCGTGTCCCTTGACTGAACGAAAGTTTATGGCAATAAACCTTTCGGGCTGTCAATGGGTTTAACGCTTGTAGAGAGGAACTCGTGAGTTCTGAGTCCCTAAAAGAACAGAGTGCGCGAAGCGAGTGCAACGAAGCGGAGCGATTATGGAATTTTCAACCTAATTTTGAATTTTCAATTTGGAAAAAGACCGGCACGGTCTTGTGAAAACAAAAGAGACACACAAAATCTAGCGATTTTTGAGTTTTTGAACCTTTTTATGGTTTTTGGCTTAGAGTTCATAGAGTTTTCTCTAGAGATACTGTAGAAAATTTTTTTTTAGAAAAATTTACAAAGGGAAAGCTTATAGCTCTCTTAGTTTCCGTCCTTCGGACTCCAAAAAATACAAAGTTGGCTTTATGTACGTCAAGACTCTTTTTGTACCTTTTGTAAAAAATTTTTTTTTCTGGGGTATTTGAATAAAAGTGTTGACATAGATAAAAGTATTGTTCTAATTTGCTGTGTATTAAAAACGATAGGGAGAAAATAATGCAAAAGAACGTTGGAAAAATAGAAATTGGTGGACATTCTTACGAAGTAATAGAATTAGAATTAGTTCACGAAGAAAATAATAAGGAATTGTATGGTAGACACGAAGTTAAAACTAATACAATATTACTTAATAACACTATACACCCAGATAGAAAAAAAGAAACCTTCATTCATGAAGTATTACACGCAATATTACTCAATGGTGGTCACGAACATCCAGAACATATCATTGATTGCATCTCAAATGGCTTATTTCAACTAGGAGTAGGAGAACATTTATGGAAAAGCTTAAAAAAATAATTCGTATAGCTAAAGATGAAGGCGACAAAGAGACTGTACAGAAGCTACAGCAAGCATTTGACGCAGAATTAGAAGAAATACGTAAAAACCTTGATTGGAAGCGCTATGAAGAGGTCTTAAGAGGCCTAGAAGATAAACCTGATATGGAGGATTTTCCTAAAGATGGCAAAAAAAGCAAATAATGATGTAATAGAGTACATCAAAAAAGAATATCCTAATACAGAACAAGAGTTTCAAGTGCTGTTAAATGAGATGTATAAGACATTTTGTAGAAAACAGTTTGACTATGGGCCTGGAAACATAGCAATGGGAACAATGTTAAAGGATAGTAAAGAAATCAATACATCACTACTAGGTATTATAGTAAGGATGAATGATAAAATAAACCGACTAGTTAATTTAGCCACTAAACACGATTTCGAAGCACAGAATGAGCCTTTAGAGGATGCATATATTCGGTAATGGCATTAATAGTCAAAAACAACAAATGGGGCAAATAATGGCTGGAAATAAATGGACAGAAGACGAAGTTAGAATCTTAGACCAATACGAACGTACTGCTAAATCTGCATTTGTATTATATCAGGAAATTAGAAAAGCTGGATATAATAGAACGTACAAAGCAGTAACTAAGAAGATAGAGGCCTTAGGACTTCACAAACCTAAAAGATATGCTTCAGGTCATGACATCAGTATTGGATACCTAGATATTGAAACTACTGGGTTTAGTGCTAATATTGACTTAATGTTATCCTGGTGTATTAAAGGCAGAGGAGTTAAGAAGGTTGAAGGTGCTTGGATTACTAAAGAAGAGCTAATGTCTGAAAAACAAGATGCACGCATTGTAGAGCTTCTAGTAGAAGAAATGAACAAGTATGATATAATATTCACATATTATGGTACTAGGTTTGATATTCCTTTTATTAGAACAAGAGCATTGTATCACGGAACACACTTTCCAATGCATAAAACAAAATCACATAAAGACTTGTATTATGCTGTAAAGAGTAAACTAAAGTTACATCGCTCATCTTTGATGGCGGCAACAGAGTTCTTTGGTATTGCTGGTAAAACAAGAGTAAAACCAGAACACTGGCAAAAAGCACGTTGGGGTGATGAAAAGTCAATGAAGTATATTTATGACCACAATGTTGCAGATGTAGAGATTTTAGAAAAACTACACAGAAAGATAGAAGACCATACACCACCTCAGGTGAATGTACTATAGGAGGGCATATGTCAAAAAAAGAAGAAAAGCTAATGATAATGAACGAAGGTAAAGAAGTTGAGTTTTATTTATCTGAACTATCGGATGAAGCAAAAGCTCAATATAATCGTGCTAACGAGCTTGCTGGTCAAATGATGAGATTAGACCAACAAGTAAACGAATTACGATTCCTTGCCAATAATTATATTCGTTTTGTTATTGACGAGCTTGACAACAAAGATGTTGACGACAAAGAGAAAAAATAGATAACTTATGAAAACTCGAATCGTCAAAAACATAACACATCATTTATATGATAATATAGATGAATTTAGAGAATATCAACCAAATGTAAGTTTGGTAGAAGATTGGAGACACTCTAATAAGGGTGATTGGGTGTTATGTGATGATGGTCAGGTTTGTCAAGTATTGCATTTAGGTGTTCTCAAAAGAAAAGGGACCAATACAAATACTTTTATTAGGACTGTTATTGGTTCCTTTGTCTGTAGTGATTCTGTGAAAATGGATGGTGATATTAGGACAAACATGCATACGTTTGCAAAAGACGGAGAATCTCCTACTGTAAGACGTAAAAAAAGAAAGAAAGCAAATGAAAAAGAGTTTTTGTTTGCATCTTACGTTGCAAAAGGAGATGATGTGGTAAAGGCATATATGAATGCTTTTCCAAGTAATAATGAAAAATACTCAGAACAACAAGCAAAAATGTTGTTAAAAACTGAAAGGGTACAGAACTTGATAAGAGAAGAAATAGATAAGCACTTGCAAGAAGCTGAAATTACTCCAAAGTATCTTTTGGAAGAAATGAGAAATATCATAGACAAACCTGATAGCAGTGATAGAGATAGACTATCTGCGCTAAATACATTAATTAAAATAACAGGAATGTTAGATACAAGCAAAACTACAGAGACTGTAGCTTTATTCCAAGGATTTTCAAAGGAGCAATTAGATGCAATTCAAGAATCGAAATACGAAAAAATATCGGAAAGCAACAAAATTACTGAGAAGTAGAAAAACTAGATGTATAATTTGCGATAGCAGAATTAGACTTACTGGTGTTTTAATGATGGATGTAATACATAATGATGTAAAAGGAATTAAGTGCATTGAATGTATATCTGAATATGATACTGATTTTGATATAAAAGAAATTGGTATATGTCCACATAAAGGATTAGCATAATGAGACTAGCTGCATACGGTACTTTAAGAAGAGGTGGACCAGACCTTGGTGTTATAGAAGGATTTAGTTTAGTATTTCCTGGTACTCAGTCTTTTCCAGCTATGGTAAAAAATGAAAATGGAAAAGGAGTAGTTGTAGAATTGCTAGATGTAGACAAAGACGACTTAAATGCTATGGATAGGTATGAAAACGTAGAAGGTGGTCTTTATGTAAGAACAACTGCAGATGTAGAACTTTTAGATGGAAACAAAGAAAAAGCTTGGGTATATGTAGCTGGTCCTGTTCTATGGGAAAAGTCTAAAACATTTACAGAAGTTCCTGATGGAGATTGGTTTTCTGAAAAAACTGCTAAACTACTAGGTAGAGTATATGAGCAAAAATTCAAAGAAATCATTTAATATTATACCACCAGACCTTTCTCAAAAAGAAAAAGCACTGGAGTTAGCTAAAAAAGATATAGTTACTTTTGGACAAATGTTTTTACCAGAAGACTTTATGAAATCAAGTCCTGCTCCATATCAATACGAATTAAGCAACTTACTTCTTGGAGATGACAAACGTATTTGTATTATTTTACCTAGAGGTCATGCAAAGTCAACATTAGCTAAAACAGCTTTACTATATCAATTATACTTTGCACCACCAGAAAAGAAACAATTTATAGCTTGGGTATCTGAAGAACAGTCTCAGGCTATAGACCATATTAAATATATACAAAACCATATTGATATAAATCCAGCTTTAAATTATTACTTTGGAGATTTGAAAGGCAGTAAGTGGACTGAAAAAGAATTTACTACTGCAAGAGGAGATAGAATTATTGCTAAAGGTACTTCTCAAAGATTACGTGGTCGTTCGCAGTTAGGACTACGTTATACTAATATTATTCTTGATGACTTTGAATCAGAGTTAAATACTAAAACAGCAGATAGAAGGAGAGAAATTAAAGAATGGGTAATGTCAACAGTGGAACCAGCTTTGGAAAACTCAAAAGAAAACGAAGGTTCAATATGGCTTATTGGTACAATAGTCCATTACGATTCATTCCTTCAGGGAGTTTACGATGGATATACTCAGGCAGAAAAAGAAAATAGAAAGTCTGCTTGGAATGTATTATATAAGAAAGCAATTGTAGATGGAGTTCCTTTATGGCCTAACTATTTTACAAAAGAAAAATTAGATGACATTAAAAAAAGATTCAATGAGATGGGGCTCTTACATAAGTTCGCTCAAGAATACCAAAACGAAGCACGAGACTCTGAAAGTGCAAAATTCCATATTGATAGATTAAACTATTATGAAGGTGAGTTAGTTTCAAGAAGTAATTTTAATTATATGATGATTGATGAATCTGCTATACCAGTAAATGTATATATGGGAGTTGACTTAGCTTATGAGGCAAATGCTAGAAGTGACTACCAAGTTATTGTTACTATTGCTATGGATAAAAATAGAAATGTATACTTAGTAGATTACTATAGAGACCATTCTCCTTTGTATGATATGCCAGATAGAATTATTAAATATGCTAAAATGTATCACCCAGTAAGAAGAGTTAACGTAGAGAAAGTTGGTGCTCAAGGACTTATTAAAGACTATGTAAA